TACCGCCCACCACCGGGAAACGGCGAAAATGGTATGAAAAAACCACCACCGGCCAAAACCGGGGTGGTTCAATCATCAATATAAGTCTTTTTCTCCCAAATCAGGTGGCCGGTAAGGGGTTCCCTTATCCAAACATTCCTGAATAATGGCTTCAACTTCTTCATCATCCATCCCCATCAGGGCAAACAATGGGAAGTTCTCATTGAATTTTTCAGCGTATTGTTCAATCAGTTCAGGCACGAAAACACCCCCCCCCTTCAGATTTGATTGGCAATCACTTCAAGCATTTCTTCATACAGCGCATAAGACTTGGGAAGATATTTCTTGATTGTTTCCAAACTCTCCGGGCAAGCCATGGTTGCAGAAGTCATTTCTGCAAATGCTTCTGTTCCAAGGCCCCAATCAATACCGTTGTAAGCCCGGTTTGTCCAGTAGGAACCGCCCCCGTGTCCAACACCACATTGGATTTTTCCACGGGTGGCACCTTCCAATATATCAGAAATATCACACATCTGCAATGGCTCCAACCCTTGAATCTCTTGTTTCACAGCTTGGAAGGCCATAGATTTTAGGGGTTTGAAGTTGGCTTGGGAAGCGTAATAATCCGCCCAACCTTGTGTGATCCACCCTTTATCCACCCAATACTGAAAATCGCTCTTATGGGCCTTCATATCAGACAGAATGGATTTTACCCAATCATCAACTTCTTCTTTGATAGTCTTGGGGAAAAGTCCATCTTTATAGGTGGAAGAAAAATGCCATTGCCCATTCGGGCTTCCAAGCTGGGCCGCAAGTCCATCAATGGCGTGACCGCTTTCATGGAAGGTGGTAGAATACGGGGAAAAATATTTCCGTCCCTTGGCATCTTTGTTAATACCAACATAGATATTGTTCCCGGAACAGTATGCGCCGCCGTTGTAATGCGGATCAGCAACCTTGATCTTGCCTTCATAAGCGTCCCACACTTTCTGAAGGTTCGGATTTTCACAAGCGTCTACACGATCCCTGATTTGATCATAATGATCTTTTCCAAATTTCTTTCCGAATTCGCTTTCATAATCCCGAACCCGTTTCAGAACACCAGCAACAGTGGCAACCGTCAAACCATCTTTGGAACCACCGTCCGCAAAAGCCTTTTTCCATTGGGTATATGTCATATTGGCCGGGACATAGTAAACTTTCCCTTCAGCATTCCGGGCGGCTCTTTCGCCGTCCATATCTGCAAAATGGGGGCAAGTGGTTCCCCGGCAATTTGGGTGGAACGGGGGCACAGTTACACCGGGTTCATATTGGGCCAGCGAGATCACCGTTCCATCAAGGGGTTGGCAAATCTCGCAAGTATGGGAATCCAGCGTTTCCAAGATTTCAATTTTTTCAACCCCCAAATCCTGATAGGCTTGCTTTGTGGAAATGGCGTTGAAATAGGTGGTTTCAGTATGAACCAGCCGCCCCGCCTGATAGCGGGACACATTAAACCGGTTCTTAATGGCATCGGTGATCTTCTGTGGGCTGTCCCCACGCAAAAGGCCCTGTGTCAGTTCCTTTTGGACGCTTCCCACTAGTTCCTTTTTCTTGCTCCAAATGCGATCACTGAAGGTTCTTCCGTCCGTTGTCCAAGGCTTTGAAAGTAAAGTTTCAAGTTTCTTCTGATTCAGGGCGGTTATATCCCACCCAAGGCCAATGCCTTTTTGAATGGCAAAGGCGCTTTGGGTGTAGCCATCACCGGCAATCTTCTTCAACAGAGAATCAAGCCCGTCAAGCTGGTTCCCATACAGAAGTTCAATCTGCTGTTGAATTTGCGTCTGAATGGCTTCCAAACGGGAAACATGGAATTTTGCAGAAGCATTTTCCAGCTTCTTCAGCCATTCAGCGGAAAGATTGGCCTGTTGCCCGATCTTGATATACTGATCCACAGTCCAGCGGAATTCTTCAAGCTGTCCGGTGGTCAGCATCTTCCGGGCTTCCGTCAGGCTGATCCCGTTGTTGGAAGCAAAGCGCCCATACCAGCGTTCAATATCAGCTTGAACAGTCCGTTGGGCATCCATGAACATTTCTTCAAGGCTCTGAATGTACTGATCTGCTTCCTGATGGGCGCTTTCTTCCAAGATGGAGAACCGGCCCCGCCAATAGTCAGCATTTTTCATGGTGGGCTGATCCCCCTTTCCTGAATTGTGGTGCCGGGTATGGGATTTGAACCCATACGCTTTTGAAGGCGGCGGGTTTTGAACCCGCTGTGTCTGCCTGTTTCACCAACCCGGCAAATGGTGGCGTGTACGGGGGTCGAACCCATGTTACCGCCGTGAAAGGGCGGTGTCTTAACCGCTTGACCAACACGCCATAAAAGGTGCCGGGGAAGGGAATTGCACCCTTGACCGGGTAAGGAGGTGAACCCCGGCCCGCCCCATTATTGCCCCGGCATATAGGAAGGGCGGGGCTTATTCATCCCCGCCCGTTTCCTTATTCTGATTTGTCCCGGTTCTGAAGGCCCCGGAATATTCTTGGGCCTGTTCCATGGCTTCTTCCTTTTCCTTCTTCAACCGGGCCAATTCCATTTCAACATCCTTTGTCCACGGGTGCTGTTCCACAATGGTTTCATCAGACAGAATACCAACAGATTTGGAACAGTTTTCAATGGCTTCAGATTCATTGATCAGAATATCCCGGTCAAAAATGATCTGGATTTCCTCATTTTCAAAGTCACCCAAGCCACGGTTGCTGAAATCCTGATTGATGAACCAAAGCAACTGTTCAAAAGCGGCCTGAAATTCCGTTTCCATGCCATTTGCATCCAAATCAATGTCAGAATACATGGATTGAATGTTCATCTGGTTTGGATTCCCGGAAAGGCGATCGTCTTTGGCATCATAGCCACGGGCGTTTTCAATCAGGGATTTTTTCAGCAAATCCAGAACGCTTTTATAATTTTCAGCGTTAATTTCAACCTGAAGGGTTGAAACCCCGCCATCATCACGCACTTTCACGGCCCCGAATGTGGAAAGGTTGCGGCGGAATTCGCCCAAATCCTGACCGTCATAGTTCTTCAGAATCAGAATGGTGTTCCGTGCATCCTCTTGCATATTGTTTTCAAAGTCGGAAAGCATGGTGTTGATTCCGTCCTGAAGGGTCTTTACCCGATTGATCAGGGGAAGTTCCTGCTTGTTGTACTTGAACGGGATCAGGGGAATTTCAGTCCAGTTGTATTCTTCAACTGAACCTTCACCATCCACCACAGCAAAATAGTTTTCATGTTCCCCGGCATCCACATCCGGGGTCAACATATCATTTTGATAGATGTAACGCCAAAGGCCATCAGATTTGAAGATTTCAACCTTTTCAACAATTTCTTTCTGATACCCGTTCCAAACCTCTTGGGGGTACAACCGAATCGCACAATCAAGGATTGTGTGATCATCATCCTTCCAAAAAGGAAGAATGTCATAGGCGGGATAATGTTTGAACGCCAACCGCCCCTTATCGTCATAATAGGGGTACAGCCATCCAATACCACCATTTAGAGAATCTTCACACACATACTTCAAAAGGCGCTGAAAACTCCGGTTGAACACTTTGGAAAGCAAATCCACATAGGTTTTGTTTTCACAGTTCATGGTGAATGGCTTGCCCACAAGATAGTTGGTTTTCTGATCCACCATCAAGGCATATTGATTATTCACAATCCGGTTGTTCGGAAGATTCTGAACAACCTGAAGTTTTCCATCAGCCCCAATGATGGTTCTTTGGCGGTGAAGAATGTCATGCTTCCCGACATAGTACAGATCACCGGTAAGCTGATCCTTTCGGCGGGGGCTGTCTTTCCATTCTTTGATTTCAGCGGCGAAAAACTGAAGTTCCGTCATGCCGGTTCGTCCGCCCTGAAGGATCAGGCGGTTGATCCGGTCTGTTTCAGTATAAATAGGCATCAAGATCAAGCACCTTCCTTCAAAAGTTCATTACACCCGGCTTGCTGAAACAAGGCTTCCAGCTTTGGAAACTGAATGGCTATCCAATCCACCAGTTCTTCATTTTCGGCCCAAGAATTGTTTGACAGGCCAGATTCAAACAAAATTGCGTGAATCAGTTCATGGCGGATCACCTTCCGTTTATAGTGGTTCAAATCCGCCTTGGCTCCGGGCCTTCCTTCAGCTTCCGACATATCAGAAACCACAATCCTTTTGATGGTAGTATCACAATACCCATCACAATCAGACAGATCAGGAAAGTCAATGGTGGTTCCTTCAAAAATCGTGTATGGCGTTCCCAACACCGAAACCACACGAAGCATTTTCTTCATTGGAAACGCCCCTTTCTATTGCTCAATAAAAACAGAACCCCGAAAACACACGGTTTTCAGGGACTTTTGTTACTAATGTGTTAATCAAAGCTGAAAGCGGGGCCAACCAGAACATCTTCCAGCGCATAGCGCATGGCATCCATCAGGTGGTTGAAATCATCAATGGGAACATTGATCTTGGCCCCAAATTTATCTTCATCCCAAGTGTAGTTTGAAATTTCAGTGATGAAATTCACACACCGGGGGTGAATGATGATCGTGTAATCCTGAATATACTGAATGCCATTGTTCACGCTATCCTTGCCCTTCCGGGCGGCTCTTACATGGTATAGGCCAGCTTCCCGCAATTCATCAATGCTTTTCGGCTCTGCACAATCGGCCTTGATCCGTTCCTTGGCGTAACCCATGGCGGTTACCCGCTCACAGATTGCCCGGTTGGTCAGGGCCTTTTCATACAGTTCATCAAAAACCCAAATGGTTCTTTCCTTTTGGCTCACCAGCCCACAGAACAGGGCCGTGGGGTCATTGGTATAACCAAAGTCAAGGCCAAAATAGCTTTTCACATCGGGCTTCTTGGAAATGGCCTGAATGTCAAAGGCTTCTTCTCGCCATTTCTCATAAATCAGGCCATCCACAATGCCCCAACCCCCAAGGCCAGCCACTTTGTAGCGCCGGGGGTTGTTTTCCTTCATGTTTTCAAAAACCTTCAGGTCAGACGCATCCAGCCATTCATTACACAGGTAATTAGTGGTTGTGGCGAAAATCTGACCATCCGGGGAAGTCCAACTATCATGGAATTTGTATGTGGGATTCCCTTGGGCATCCTTGCCGGTGATCTCACCGAAGAACCGCTTCCTGATCCAGTGTTTTTCATTCCACGGGTTGAAGGTCAGCGTGATTTGCTTGAACAGGCCGGTTTCCGGTGGAATAGCACCACGGATGGATTCATCAAGCATATCAAAATCAGATTCATTCATGATTTCGTATGCTTCCTCAATCCAGCACCAGCACAGATAACCAATTTCAACGGTGATGGAAGTAACCTTCAGGGGATCATCAAGGCCCCGGAAATAGATTTTTTGGCCGGTTGGCTTATAGGTCATTTCAAGGGGGCTTTCCTTGATCTCCCAATATGCCTGAACCCCAAGCCGGTTGATTGCCCATTTCAGTTCAGTAAAACAGGAATCTTTCAAGGTTCTGAACACCTTACGAACAACAAGGGTGTTGGCTTCCGGGTATTCCATCATTCGCTTGATGATGTTCAGGGCCGTGGTTTTGGATTTCTTGGAAGCACGGGAACCCTTGCACACCCGGTAACGGCCTTTGAAGTTCCAGAAGGTGGCGTAACCTTTGCCCACCACTTCAGGAAGGCGGATCACCTTTGCCTTGGGGTTAATCTTCAAGCTGATCATCCCCCGTAATGATCACCGGCACAGCGCCTTCAAGTCCAACTTTATCAGTGAACAGGCCATAACGCTTGCCGATCAGTTCAGCGGCCTTCAAGCGTTCCTTGGCGGAAACATCAATATCCGCTATGGTCTGAATACCATCACCGGCCAGCTTCAACACCTGTTCAGTGTGTTCTCCCCGCATAACGGAAGTAAGGTATTCAAGAACTTCTTGGGCATCAGCGATCTTGGCAGAATGCAGTTTGTCAAGTTCAGCTTCAATGTACTGTTTCAAGTCAGGTTTTGCAAGGTTTTCTGAACCTGTTTGCTTTGCGGTCTTGGGCGAATACCCCGCTTTGATTGCCGCATCGGTGGCATTGCCGCTGATCAGGTATTCATCACAAAACTTCCGCTGTTTCGGTGTCAAGGTATTCACCCCCTTTGAAAATCAAAAGAAAAGCGCCGAAGGTTCCCCCTCGGACGCTTTTTCACTCTATATAATAGCCGAAAAAACACTAAACTTTCAACAGGTGAAACTAAACTTTACTTGGTTCTTTCAAGAAATCGGCATTTTCCTTGGCAAAAGCAAGTAAAGCCTTCCCGTGGATTTCAAAAAGCCATTGGGTGGTATACTCAAATTCAGCGGCTAAATCCTCCCACTTTTTCAGTTGGATATAACGGCCTACAAGAACATTTTGCTGATCAAGGTCAGGAATCTTGCTGATCATGCTGAAGGCTTCCTTCTTCATGCTCACAAGTTCATCAATCCGGGTGTTAATATCTTCTTCAAGGGACATGATTTTGACAATCGTTTCCCCTAAAGTGTCTTTTGGCCCGGAAGTCTGAACCTTGTCCGGTTTCAGTTCATAATTTTGGCTTGTCAAACTGGATCGAAGGGTATTCACCGTATCTGTCAACCGCTGGATCAATCGGTCAGTTTTTCGGATTTGGGCAAAATATTCTTTAGCCCGCTGGGAAAGTTCCTTATCAGTCACTATGTAACACACTTCCTTTCTAACATCTGTGACAGAAAAAGCACTGATATATCAAGGCTTTTCAAGGGTTGCAACAGATACCACAGATATTTTTGCTATTCTCTCTTAATATTACTTTCTTATATATTTTTTTATTTTTTAAGTTTAAGTAATATAACATCTGTGGTATCTGTGGTAAGTTTGAAAAAGTCCAGTATTCACAAGGGTTTTCACTGTCACAGATCATAGTTCACATCTGTTCCATCATCTGTTCCAACCCCTCAACTTCTGAAGGATTTCCACAGCCAGCACCTTCAACCGGGCCTTGAAGCACCACCACGCCAGCTTCCGCCGCAACCATTTCGGGCAATCCATTGTGAAAGTGAAAGAAACATCGGTCAAAATCAGCGGAAAGTCTGACGGCTCCACTTCCAACGGAATTTTGATTTCCCCAACTTCTGCAAGGGGTTCCCCGTTGATATACAGGGTTCCTTTCTCGGTGTCACTGTTCGGCCCCATCTTTAGCACCTTCCTTTTTCTTGAAATATTGTGCCGGGGTCATTTTTGTAACAGTAATCTTGATCACATCAGGATTTTTCAGAAGTTCCATAGCTTCTTCAAGGGTGCCATAATCATTTTTATAATCGAACACGGCCTTTCCTTGTGCATATTGAAACTTAATTTTCAACGGTATTCCCTCCCGTTCCGCTTGTCCTTCAGTTCAATCCGGTTCAAAAGTTCAAACCCGGCCAAACGGATAATGTACTTCAGAACAAAGATCAGATTGTTCAGCCGCCGTTGCTGTTCTTCATCCTCCCGAATGATAGGCTTCAACCCCTCATAGGCGGTGGGATCGGGGTAGCCCTCTTTATTTTGCCAAGGTTTGGGCATCGGTTTCCCTCCATTCCTGATACCATGCTTCCACATCACAGCCAATTTCCTTCAGCTTTTGGCGGGAAATCCAAGGTTCATCCCCTTCATCAAGAAGATAATATTCCCGCAACTTCTGACTTTCGGAATAGAACAGTTCCCAAGCCCGTTTCAGCCGTTTGGGGCCAAAGCCAAATTCCGTGTGAAGCATCCACAGGATCATGCTTTCTTTGTCAATATCGAACCGGTGATCATGTTCCACAATCTGCCGTTTGATTTCCTGATCCAAAGCCTTCTGTTCAGCCTTATTCAGCGAAACCCCAAAGATACTGCCGCCAGCTTTCTTAAAATACATGGTATTCACTCCAAATATCATCAAAGCAAACCGGGATCAGGTCATGAACCTTTTCCAACAGGATCAGGGCCACTTCCCGCATTTGCGGGTGTGCGGCGGGGGAACAGCGAAGTTTCAGGAAATGCCGCCACTCTCGAATGTTGGCGGTCATAACCACTTCAGTTTTCAAGCTGTTGGGCAGAACTGACCGGGCTTCCTGCGGCGTGGCTCCCTGCTCCAAAAGAAGGAAATAGCTTTCTTCAGTCGCTTCACAGCCATCTCGCCAAATTACCCAAGGGCGGGAAAAGGTTTCCCAAAAACACGGTTCAATTACAGTGATTTCAGAACCAAAGCCTTCCTTGCTGTAGTTGCAATACCGGGTGCTTTCCTGACAGTAGGAAGCCAGCCGGTGACGCACAAGTTCATGGGAAACCCCACGATCACAAATGAACTTCACCGTGAAGGAACAGTGTTCAAGAACTGCTTCATGGCCCCGCTTGATGATACCAGCCACAAAAGCCGGGGCGCTGGTGTCAGTGATCTTGGCTTCAGACTTATAGCAAACCCGCCCACACTGTTCAAGGCGCTTCAGGATTGCGGCCCCATCAACCGGGGTAATAAATTCCACATTGGCATTGATAATTATCATAGCGGGTCAACCTCCAATATCATTTCGATGTTGTGAACGGTAAGGATCAAACCCTTCCGGGTATCTCTTTTCCAGCTTTATCAGGTTTTCTTCCATCACGGTATGAAGATCGGAACCAATGGCATCACACAGAACGGCCAAATACCATGCCACATCACCAAGTTCTTCAATCATGTGGCGCTTGTCCAGCGTGTGGCCGTGGAAATAGTGCTTTTTCACCTGTTCGGCAACCTCCCCGGCTTCACCGCAAAGGCCCAACGCACATTCCAGCTTCAATTTATCCTTGTCGGAACGGTCAGCGGTTCGCAATGCGTCCCGCATATACCTATTTGCATTCATCCGAAACACCTTCTTTCAGCTTTTCTTTTGTCCATTCCAAATACATCAGGGCATCAATCAATTCTTCCTGAATGTATTCAATCCGTTGAACGGCGTTTGGGGCGCTGAATTGTTCCAGCCCTTGGCCGTAGGTGGAAATTCCCTTTGTTCTCTGCCGGTCAGCCATTTCAGTAATCCGATCCCAATAGGGGTTTCCCATTCAATCACCAGCCTTTCAGTTAAACCACTTTATCACCGGATCACCGGTGAAACCCTTTTCCCACACATACCACGCATAGGCAATGGCGCTTTCAGGCTTGGCGCTCATATCCCCGTTTTTGTAGCAAGCCAACCGGGAACGGGATATGTAAACGGTTCGGGGGGGGGTGTCTTTGAAAAAGGCTCCCCGCTTTTGCCCCTCCAAGAACTGAACCTTCAGGAACATTGCCACTTTCCCACCGGGACGGACGCTTTCAAGCGCCCTTTGAACAAATTCAAGCCCCGCTGAATATGGGGGATTGCTGATAATATCGCCTTCAAACCCTTCCAAGGTTTCCTTCAGGAAGTCCAGCGGTTCAGGATCACCAAACCCCCGGTAAACAAGATCGGTGCTGATCACTTTGTAGCCGTGGGCCTGAAGAACCTTGGAAATATGGCCTTCACCACAGGCCGGTTCCCAAATCACCGGGGCAAACTGTTCCAGTTCCAACAGCATTTCCACGGCTTTTGGGTCGGTAGCGTAGTAGTCAAAGGCTTCCCGTTCTTCAGGCACATGGTTTGAACTCCCAAGGGTGGTGAACACCTTCTTTGAAGCGGCCATTATGAATCACCTTCTTTCACTTCAATGAACACCCGGCAAGCCCTTCCCTTGATCCGTCTGCTGTCTGTGGTTAGGCCACATCTTCTGCAAATCTGCCGGGAAAACTCGATCTTGGAAAGGTTCTGAAAATTATTGGAAATACAGTATTCCTTGTATCTCCGGTAAATGGTATCAGTGGTTTCATTGATGATCCCATCAAGGCCGATTTCCTGAATGAACCCAATAATGGGGTTGTTGTTCTGTTCGTATTCATCCAACTGTCCCTGAACCCGGCTGGAAGTGGTGAATTGGGCGTTCATCAGAACCCGGCGCAATGCGTTCAGGCCCAAAAGAATCAGATATTCCATTGAATCCTGTTCACAAAGTTCATCCTTGATGAATGGGCGGAAGTCAGGATCATTTGGGGTGAATTTAGCATCAAAGGGAACAATCACAAGCCTCCTTTGAACGGCTCCGGTTTTATCCTTCATGCGGGGAATATTATTGGCGCTGAACAGAAACTTGGCATAGTTATTGAACTCGAAGGGGTCTTGCCCTTTCCGCTCTACATTCACCCGATCCCCTGTAACCAGCTTCTTGAACACTGACGCATTGGCAATGAATTCATCCCCAATATCATCACCGATGTTCGCCAGCTTCCCAAACAGTTCAGCGGTTTTGAACCTGTCCCCAAGTTCTTTCAGGTCAAGGGAAGCAATATTCCGATCCCCCAACATATTTTTGACCACATGAAGGAAGGTCGATTTGCCGTTGCTCTTATCACCGATCAGGATAAAGGCTTTGCCAAGTTCATTGCGCCGATACAAGCAATAGCCCACCATTTCTTCCAGCAAGGCCCGAACTTCAGGATCATTACAGGCCAGCCGGTCAAGGGTATGATCCAGCAAATCAGAATAGGCGGCGGGGTTGTAGGGCCACGGGATCTTGTTTGTGATCACAATTTCCGGGGTGAAGTCAGTAAAGGAACCATCCCGGATATTGAATAGGCCGTTGCTGAAAGCAATGATGTTGGGGTTGGTGGCTCTGGTTTCTCCCTCGGTCTGGAACATAACTTCTAAATAGGCCAAGACTTCTGACCGGTTCGCTCGTTTCAGGTTCGGGATATGCTTGATCATTTGGGCTTCAATCTCCATAGCGCCGGGAACATAGATACCATCCCGGTAAATGTGAAGCTGGTTATTGATCTTCACAATATGGTTGTTGTTCTTCAGGTACACCGCAAACTTATCAAACAGGAAGGTTTTATCCTTGAAGAAGATAGGTTTTTTGAAGGCATCATCCCGAAGAATGGTTTCAAGTTCCCGATCAGAAAGCGGTTCATCCAGCACATAGCGATTGATCAGCCGGATAGTTTCACGGGCTTCTTCCTTGGTAAAATCCTCACTTTGAAGGGTCAGAATGTAATTGAACAGGGCTTGGTTTCGCCCGTCCCCGGCTCTCATATCCAAGAACTTCATGCTGGTTTTTACGGGGGTCAGCCATTTGGGAAGGTCTTGAATTTCATCTTCCGGCCAGTCATACAGAATAGGCCGTTCAACACCTTGGAGCTTCAAAACCGAATAGCTGTTGTTCCTCCCAACCTTGGCATCTGATACGATCCCAAGGGCCAAGGTCTGTTTTGTCCAGCTTTTTTCCACCAGCCCTTCCGGGTTACGGAACAGGAAGTGTTTTCCCCGTGTGGTCTTATACACCCGGCATTTCAGGGAAAGGTCTTGGACAATCTGATATAGAAGATCACTGGTTTCCCCATCGTCCACATCAATCAAAATAGTTTCTTCTCCAAGAATCCCGGCGTATTCTTCAAGGTCTTGAACTTCTTCAAGGCGGTTCAGCCTTTTCCGCCCTTTGAATTTTTCAAGGCATTGTTTATCCTTTGTCGGGACATATCCCCGGAACAGTTGCATGGTTCAAATCCCCCCCCCATCCTTTTGAACTCCAAAATCGTTTAACCGGCTCCAAGCCGTATCAATGTAATATTGCTTGTCCAGTTCATCAGGAATGGGAAGGCCGGTCACATCGTCATTGATAAAGAAGCAATGCTCCGGGGTGTTGGCAAACTGCTCCGGGTTTTTCTGCCGCCCCTTCACCATCTTCCCGGACACTTTGAACAACCCGCCCTTGGAATGATCCTTGGACGCAAACACCCGGAAGGTTTTATCCGTCTGAACTTCACCGCCCCTGAACCTTTTCACAGTCTTTGAACGGCCCTTTTCATCCCTGATTTTCTCCATCGTGATCATCGGGGAATAAAGCGCATATTTGTATTTACTGGAAACCTTTACCACCTTCTGAAAATCTCGAAGGGAGTTGCAATTTCCAATGGTTTCTTCCGGCTTGGTGCCATACAGGAAGAAAGAAATAATGGCTTGATTGACAATGGGCAAATCATAATCAAGATCGGACAGTTTTTTTACATAGGCCCCCTTGCATTTCCAGCGGGGCTTCCCCTTTTCGTCCAGCAACGGGCCAGCGGGAACAATCAGATAGTTGTTCACATCTTTCTGAAAAACCTTCTGAAATTCATCAAATTCCAGTCGCATTCCGGTTCGTTCTTCCCACTCCCAACAAATATCATCAATCAAATCAAAATCTTCATAGCGCCGCAATTTGATCAAGATACCATCGGTATTGCTTTGGATAATGTCACAGTGATCTTCCAGCCGCTCTATCAGGTCAAGCAAAAGAAGCTGACCGCCAACACACACATTGTTTGCTTGCCGGGGATCATACATGGCATTGTGGCGATCCTTCATGGCTCCATAGGTGCTGTTCAGAACGATTTTATAAGGTTGTTGCATGGGGTTCTTTTCCGCCTTCAGCTTCAGGCGGGTGTGGTAGATTTCATCATACTTGGCCGGGTCTGCAACATTCCGGCTGATCCACCCATACCGCAACATTAAGGAAGGGTAATAGGACGCCACATCAACATTGATATACCATCCTTCCCCAAAATACTTGGGAATGGCCCCGTGAAGCCCACCCCAAGCGAATACATGGGGAACACCGGCCACATCAATTTCAAGAGATTTGGAATAGTCCCGGTTCAGCGGATTTTTATACCAGTTCAAAACCTCTGTATAGCGTTCAATCCGCAAGGTGTCAGGAAATTCAATTTCAAATTCATCATTGTGATCCCGCTGAATGGCTCCAAGGATTTTGGCCGAAAGCTGGGCTTTGGTTCGGCCAATATCGGATATGGGAAGGTTGAAGGTTTTCACAAGTGACATTTGGGCATCGAATTCATCAGCCTTGCGCCGCAACCACACTTCCACGGTTTCTTCCACATCATGGCGGCAATATTTGACAGTTTCGGCCAGTTCTTCTTCCGTCAAGGGCCGGTTAATATCGAAGGGAACCGTGGTTTCTTTGATGGAATGCCCCATGAAGGCTTCCAGCGCCTTTAAGCTGATAGGTGGATTGGGCATCACATCATAGTTGATCAGGGGGAAGTTCCTGAACAGGCTGGAAAATCTGTAACCGGGCTTATCCTGCAAAATGATCCAGTCGTTCACCTGTTTGGGGTTGAACCCGCACAAGATACCTTTCAAAATGTACTGGTCATAGTTGCGGCTATTGTAACCGGCCCAAATCGTCCCTTTCTGCTTCTCATAGAAGCCTTTCAATTTTTCAGGGTCATTGATGATCACGGTTTCCTCTTTGGCGTTCAGGTCGATCAGAACAACCAGCCAATCATAAGCGAAAACCTCAAAGTCATAGAAGATCATCGTGTCACCCACTTTCTGAAATTCTTGGTGAATTGGTGAAAACAGCCCCGCCACGGGAAGGCTTCACCTTGGGGCCAACCGGGGCGCTTGCCCCGGCATTTTTGAAAGTTAAGGTTCAAAACTGCCATTCGAGTACATATAGTGCTCGATTTGATTATAAAAAATCACAGGGGGTTTTTCAATCCTCAACTTCAAAAACTTCATCAATGGAAACGGAATTGAAGCGGGTATCATCGTAATCAATCGCATATTCCAGCTTCCCATCAATGGCTTCCGCAATGTCCAAGACAAGCTGGGCAAACTGCTTGTAGCTGGTGAAGCTGACAGGAACCCCGGAATCCAGCTTGTCAAGGAAGCCCATAGCGGAAGCGATCATGTTCTTATCGTTCTTGGTGCCGTACAGAACCCGGTTCATGAAGATCCGCTGGTTCTTATACTCACCGGACAGAATCTTGAAAGACACAGCCAGCATGGGGCGGTTGGGGTCTGCCTTGGTTCCCTTGATCTCCAAGGTTTCCACCCTCGCTTCATACTTGCCAGCGGGAATGGTGGGGAAATCCCCGCCGCCGTTCTTCTTGGCTTCCTCCACATCGGCCTGAAGGCCCTTCAGATCAACAGAACGATCAATCTTATCAAAGTCAATAGCCATAGTTTTTTACCTCCAAAATGTATTTTTAGAAACGCTTCAGAAGATCGAACAGGCCGGAAAGGGCTTTAGCAGTTTTTTCTGCTTCCTCCATTTTAGCCCGTCCCTCGTCAGTAGGGGTGAACCCTTCAACCGGCTTGAATAAATCATCCGTCAAGATGGTGTCAAACAGGTTGTCGAAGGCCGCTTCTGCCATCAGTTCACAGAAATCATCGTGCTTCTGTGCATACATGATCACAGCTTCCTTTGCGGCCATCTTGTGAAGGGTGATCACGGTTTCCGGGTCAATACCGGGCGGGGGGGGGATCAGGTTAGCGGCAACGGTGATCTTGCGGAAAAGTCCCAACTTCTCCATTTCCTCTTTGAACTTCTTCATGGAATCGCACATGGTTTTTACCTCCTAAATCTGATTGGAAATGATCTTTCCTATTTCCCTCACGGAATGGGCGATTTTTTGACGATCAACCCGCTTCCCTTGAAGAACTTGGGTAATTGCGGCGGCTTCTGTCTGAATATCCTGAAAGGCTCTGCGGTTGCTTTCCAAATCGCTTTCATAAGCGGTCAAGTCGGTGTCAACCTTGGCTTGGGTATAATCAGCGGCCTTTTCCGCCTGTTCTACATGGGTTCTTAACCATTTGGCGGCATCGTAGCCCATGCAATCTTCCACCAGTTCCAAGAAGTGGCGGAACTCAAACAGCGTGTGAACCGAACCATCTTTCAGGCTGATCACACAGGGGCAAGGATCAATCTTCATCAGGCATCACGCTTCTTCCGGGTGCGCCGGGGCGGGTTCACATCCATCATGGGCGTGGGTTCCGGTTCCTCGGTCTTGGGGCGATCCCACAGGGGGCAAACATCGGGGCCGCCTTCCTTGTGGCAACGGTGGCCGGCATCAATATTGGGGCAAAGGGGGATTTCCGGGTTCTCATTGTGCTGGGCAAAAATCCGATCCCCGTCAGGGCATTTGGGAAGGGTTTCCGGCTCCGTCTGTTCCACAGCTTCACCGCCTCCCGGCTCCCAAGTGCCTTCCAGTCGGGCGGTAATGGCTTCCGCTTCCTTATCGCCTTCATCAACATTTTCAGGGTCAGGGGCCGGGGCTTCTTCCTCTTTGGGCTTTCTGCCCCGTCTGGTGGGCCGCTGTTCGCCGCTGTCAGCCGTTTCCGGTGCTGGGGTAGCTGGGGTATTGCCGCCGTGTTTCATGGCTCCTGCGGCCCTCTGGTTGGCTTCCTCGTAGACTTCACAGAAGGCTTCATAATCCAGCGGGATTTCCTTGTTGCGGACGGTCAGCCGCCCACCGCCAAAGATCACTTCCGAAGTCTTGAAGGAAAGAACCCGGTCATTGTCATCCGCCACGATCCGGGCCACAAGATCAACCATACCGGCAACCTTATTGGCAACCTTTTCCCGAAGGTTCGGGCGGATAGAACTGATCTTGTCACCGCTTTTGCGGGTCAGGTCACGGCTTCTGTCCTCATGGCTGATCAGGATGATGTTCTCATAGTCTAAATCCACCAGCCGCTTGATGGTGTTCAGGAATTCAGAAGTCACCATATCCCAAGCCCGGAAGGAATCATCACTTTCATGTTTCCATCCCTGCCGGTCACAGATATACACCCGGCAAGCCTCATAGGTATCTTCCAACAGGTCAACCACAATGGTTTTGAAGTCGTTCTGCTTCTTCTCCAACTCTGCCACGGCATCGGAAAAGACTTCCCACGCCAAGTGTCGCTTGGTCAACCGGCCTTCCACCGTCACCGTGTCCCGGATAGCGATATAGGGGGCATCAACAAACTTGATGTTGCCATCCGTGTTCAGCATCAGGGGATCGGGAAACTGGTTGGCAAAAAAGGTCTTGCCGCTGAAGGGTGCGCCATAAATCCACACAACCTTCTTCTTGGTGGCGTTCAGATTGCGCCGTTCATTTTTGGGGAGAATCATATAATCCCATCCTTTCTGACAATATTCTTCATATTCACACCACCCGCAAAAGTGGTTCGGGTGCTTTTGAAAATCGGTTTCTTCAACCATGTGTTTTACATCGGTCAGGAAGTCCACAACCTTGTAAAGATTGAAGGGAACCTGTTCAAGCCACGGTTCAGCCCCGTTCAGGGCTTCCCGCAACCTGTCCCGGAATTGGGCCAAGGTTTCTGTTTTCTTCTGTCTGATCTTCACCTTGGGGACAAACAGAAAATACATATTCCTGATCCGGTGTCCGGGGTGGGTCAGTTCATAGAAATACTTGTATTCATGCAACTGACCGGAAACCATGTAGCTTTTGGAATTGCTGGAATATTTGAAGTCGTACAGATCAAAGGTTCCTTCATCCACCGGGGCCAGATAATCCATGAACCCGATGAAGTCAGAATTGCCAATGGGAAGTTCAAAGGTTCCGCCCGGTGGCAACAGGGCCTTTGCTTTTGGGATCAGGACTTCCAGCTTCATCATTTCATGAATGTGATCATCCGTCAGAATGGGGAAGCTGTTGGTGTAAAAGTCCAAAGCCTGATCCACGCCTTCTTCAATTCCAGTGTGAAGGGCCGTCCCCAAAATCAAGGCGTTGTCCGGCTCCATGTTCGGGATGGTGTCTAATCCCTCAACATATCGCAACTGGTATTTGAAAGGGCAACGGTTGAAACTTTCAACACGGCTATGGGAACATCTTGTGGACACGATTTCACCCCCTTTATCATAGTTTTGAATGTGTTGAACCCTTCCGGGTAAAGCACCATTGCTATTCCGCCGCTGTTATTGATTTGGCGGATATTGCGCTTTTGAAGTTCTGAAGGGGTGCCGTTGGTGGCCTTCAGTTCCACTTCAAAGGCTATCCCATTCACAACAACCCGCATATCAGGAAGGCCACTTTTCACATACCTTCCGCCGCCCCAACGCTTTTCCCAATACCCACAGGGGGCAACGGGCATTTGGTCTTTTGGGTGGCCCAAGGGATAAATCCCTTCACTTTCCAACCAGCGTTTCAGGCGGTTTTCAAAGTTCTTTTCACCGGCCATCAATACACCCCTTCTCGGTGAAGCGCCCCGGCCCGTTCAAAGTGATCAAACACCAGCTTTTCACCATCCAGCGTGTAAACAGGGGCGCTTTCATTGGAATTGCAAAGGCGCAAAGCGGTTAGATCAAGCCACATTTCCCGCCCGTTACGCTCCAACCGGCAATACTGGTGGCGGTGCTTTCCTTCAGGGGGAAACATCCGTCTGATTTCATCTTCCATCGGTTCACCCCTCCAATATCTTGATCAGGTTGTGAATGCCACGGGTTTGAAGGCCCTGAATCTTTCCGGTTCCGGCGTAGAACTGAAACAGTTGATCATCAGACTTCCGCCAGCAATGAAAGTGGCCGGTCTGCGGGTTCTTCAACTGGTATTCAATTCCGTGAGCTTCAAACTGCTGAATGGCATAGGCGATCCGGTCAGGGTTCTTGGAAACCCGTTCTTGATGGTTCCGGTGAGCGTGTTCCTTCAAGGCATCCCAAAATTCATCCCTTGGCATTGGCTCCACCATCCTTCAGGGTGATTTTCACATAACCGGCCTTGGGATTAGGTTTGGAGCATTCCGCCGCAATAGCGGGATATTTTTTCTTCAGCTTGGCGGAATCAATAGCGGTGGAATTGCTTGGTGCAACCAAGGTCAGGTTCAGAACATCACTTTCAAACTTCTTCACTCCAAACTTCATCATGGCATCATACAGGGCCGCTTTCATGGCCTTTTCCTGTTCTTCAATGGCCTTCTTGTGGACAGTCAGCGAAGCAATAGCGTTCAGGGTGGCAAGCTGGGATTGCTGGAAAGCCTGAAGCCCTGCTTCTTCATCGAACTTGGCTTGTCCGCATTTCTCCGGGTTTTCCGGGCAACCATCAGCACAGGAAGCCCGATCCGGGCAGAAATTGCAACACCCATCAAACTTGCCAAAGGGACACGGATTTTCACATTTGGTCATTGTCTGCACCTTCTTTCATGTAAACATCGTGATATTGAAGCCCAAATTCAAGGGCGGCTTGGTGATCGTCAAAGTAAATATCCACAAGGTTTTCCCCGTACTTGTCCACCACCCAAGAAGCGGTTCTGTCCTGTACTATGTAGGTTCCAACCCCTTCAACCTTCAAGACAGTTCCGAAAGGCAACGGGGAAGCACAGGAAACACCAGCAACCAGCGGTTCACCGGAAGCCCCGTACACAATCCCATTAGGGCGGTTCTCTGCCCATTGCCCACAGCAGATTTCACAGGCACAGTAAGCCGTTACCCTGAATTCTCCCAAATACACTGGTTCCGGCTCCACAGGCTCCAAAGAAACTTCCGGGGTGGGGATCACAGTTTGGGTGGGCTGAATATCAACCGTTTGGGAAGGCTCGGTGTCCGGCTCTACCGTAGTTCTGCCGAAGGCATGGGCCGTGAACCGGCCAAGGAAGAAACCAACCACCAGCCCCATCAGAAGGGCCACGGTGAACATTCTGCGGAACCATTGGTTCCGTTTAGCCCTTTGGGCGGCCTTCCTCGTATTTTCTGAACAGTTCATCGTTATAGTCCTTTCTCATTTGAAGGGTGGAATAAATATCTTCTTCCACCGTCCCCGGACAGATCATCCAGTAATAGAAGCAAGGGCGATTTTGACCGATCCGGTGAATGCGTTTTTGGGATTGCTCCCACAGTTCCCAACCTTGGGGAAGGCTGAAATAAATAATTTTGTTGGCTTTTTGGAAGTTGCCCCCCATAGCCCCGGCCTGATACTGAATGAAAGTCACGGAATTGGAATGGAAGTTGTAAGCGCCCAAATCCTTCACTTCACCAGATAGGATGGAAACAGGCCGGTTCATGGCTTTTACAATCCCCTTCATCCGCTCCATTTCTTCCGTGAAGTTATAGAACACAATCAGGCGATCTTCCGTACTCTCCACCAACTCCCTAAAGGCTTTGTAACGGTGGGGGTTATACAGGCCGCAAAGCTGACGGGCATACAGGCGGCGGGTTAAACTGGTATCACCAATCAATTCCCTTTCGGCATCTTCATTGGAACCCCAAAAATCTGAATCAAGTTCAAATTCCTGAAGCGTGGTGGTGTTGATACTCACCACCCGTTCCCGCCAGAACTTCCAATATTCCTTTGCCGGGGGCATTTTCACCGGGATCATGGTCTTTTCGGGAAGGTCAATCCCGGCATCAGCGGTGGTCATAAACACGGCCCCATATTCGGCCAGCTTCTTTTTCAGCCGGTCAACATTCTTGTAACCGGTGATTTTCTGCCGCCAAAAACCATCTTCTTCAACCCATTCCGTTTCAATGTACTGCTTCCAAAACAGTTCCTTTGATATGTTCCATCCCAAAAGGCGGCATTGGCTCCACAGCTTTTCATATTTGCCCCCGGTGGGGGTGCCGGAAAGAAGGATCACATTGTCAGGCTTCAGGCCAAGAATGAACTTTGACCGCTTGGCATTCTCATTCTGAATCAGGGAACTTTCATCAAGCATCAGCGTAAACCCGGAAAGAGTTTTCAGAATCTTCCGCCTGAAGGTCAGTTCATAGTTGATCACGCCAATCATCAGGGTTGGAACTTCACACCGAACCTGTTCCATGAACCATTTGAAGGTTTTGGGGTTGGTCAGATCAAAGGCACAGTTCCGGGTGTAGTAGGCTTGAAAATGTTCAATCCAATCTGAAACTTTTGAACACTGACACACCACAAGATTGATCCGGGTGTTCAGTTCCTTCATTTTCTCTGAACCAACAAAGGTTTTCCCAAGGCCCATATCAAGGTAATAGGCGCATCGGTTGTGGCCTTCTGTCAGGTCAAGGGCCTTTTGTTGGTGCTGAAACAGTGTGATCATAAGGCTTCAGGCGCTTCAATCATGGAAAGGTAGTTTTCCACATTTACGCCACGGGAAAGAAGTTCAGCTTTCAGCGCCATTCCCAAGGGGCTGTTCAGCGCATAGGCGCTAATCTGTTCGGGGGTCATGGAAGTGATGTTGAACAAAGACTGTTTCACCATTCCAGAATGACCAACACCAAAGGGATCAAAGGGGCAACAATCAGGGGTTGCTTCAATATCACGAACCACCATAGCCACCACCACGGCGGGGCGGTTCTTCAGCATCTTCACCGTATTCAACAGGTGATCAGTTTCCATTTCCATAGGACGGAAAGCCTGTCCACCGGCTCCAATCCACAGGTTCCCTTCAAAACGGGTTTTCATGTGCATCATCCTTTCATTAGGCGGTCAGTCCAAAGAAGCTGTTGAACGCTTCAGCGCCCACATACTCCCTGAACTTGGTGGGGTTAATGTAATAGTTCCAGTTGTTCCCGGTTCCGGGAACCGCATTGCCAAAGGGGAGAAGGCCACGCTGAAGGCCGATCCGCACAAACTGATCAGATTTGCCCATACACCGGGCCGCTTCCTTCACGCTGATCTTCTTCACCGGGGGCGGGGCATCCTTAACCGGTGCGCCGCCATAGCCCATCAGGAATTCAAAGGTTGTGCCGGTGGCATCGGCCAAAGCCTTCACCCGCTCCGGGCCGGGGGTGTTCTTCCCGGAAAGATACTGACTGATTGCGGCCTTGGAAGCCCCGGCCTTTTCAGAAAGGGCGGATTGGCTCATATCGGCCTGTTCCATAGCGTACTTCAAACGCTCTGCAAAAGTGGCATTCATGGTCATAACCTCCTTCTTATGTAGGGAAAAATTAACCTTCCCAATACTGATCAACCAGCTTGTGGGCCAGTTCCGGCCCAAGGGCCTGAACCCATTCCTTCCGGGCTTGCTTGGCTTCATCTTCCTTTTCGGCCTGTTCCGCCAAATAATCCCGGTTCAGGGTGTCAGGGTGGTAATAGCGGATAATGGGGGTTCCGCCATCCACATTGCCAATGGTCAGCTTGATCCGGCCATTGTGATTGAACCAGTCATTTTCACACCGGATTTCCAGTCCTTCCGGGCCGGTGGAAGCCTTGAAGATTGCCACATCAGGCGGGGTGGCTTCCTGTTTGATGTTCAACCGGGGATGAATCCGGCTGATCAGTTCCCAAGCCTTCCGCTTGGTCAGTTTCACATTCATTAGATTTCCTCCTGAAATTCGCAATCGCAATCAGCGCAGATCACATGAACTTCTTTGGTGGCCCGGATAATGGCCCCGCAACAGGGGCAAACATACTTCCGGGAACTGTTCTTCTTGCTGGAACCCTTCAGGCCGGTGATCCTTGGCCGAACAAGGGAAAAACCAGATTTCCCAAGGCTCTGAACAAATTCAAGGGCTTCCGGGTTCAAGGCTGTTTTGTGCCATCCGTACTTATCGCCTTTTTCCACCGTCAGGCCGTGGGCTTCAGCGGTTTCCCGGAACTTCTTGTTGTGGTACAAGCCGGAACGGGAAGTGTCCTGAACACCATCCTGAAGGTTCTGAAGGTGAACCATTTCATGAAGCAAGGTTCCACAGGTTTCTTCAAAGGGCCGGTTCAAGTATTCGGCGCACAAATTGATTTCATAGTGGCCTTCATCCTCGCCAGCCTTCCAAGCCTTCCAGCCGGTACACCATCCATAGGCCCCACGGGTATGATCCGGGGAAACGGTGATCACGGGCTTTTCCAGCTTGTCAGCGAAGAACCGGGCGTTGAACTTTGAAAATAAATCTTCAAGTTCTGCAATCACCGGCTTCAGGCTTACTTCATTCATGGCTCGTTCCTCCAATCAAGAGCACATATAGTGCTCGATTTGGGTATAAAAAAGTTCTTCCACGCTTTTACCAAAAAACTTGGCAATCCGAATTTTGACTTCATCACGGGGAACCCTTTCATCCCGTTCATACATGGCCCAAGAAGATTTCGTGATATCAAGAGCGGTGGCAATTTCTTCTTGGGTACGATCCCCACGCAACTTGCGAAGGATCGTTCCCGTGGTTTCCTTCTGGATCATGCTTTCACTTCCTTTCTTTGTTCGTGCACCTTTTGTGCTCGTCTGCCATTATAGTACACCATTTGTGCTCAACTGTCAATAACTTTCGGGCACAAATTGTGCACAAATAAAAAGGCCACATTTTGTGCACAATAGCAGATTGACGAAGTGCACGAAATGTGTATAATAGAGGTGAAAGGGGTGTTACTAATGGCGAAGTTCAATGAACGCTTAAAACTTCTACGCCGGGAATCCGGCTTATCGCAACAAGATTTTGCCAAACAACTTGGAACCTCAAAAAGTAGTATCAATATGTATGAACGGGGAGAACGGGAACCAAGTTTGGAAACATTGGAAGCCATTGCAGATTATTTCAATGTTGACATGGATTATTTGCTTGGAAAGTCTGATCATAGAAGTAAATCTGCATGGTTGGAAGATATTGATAATTCCATTGATCTTGATATTCTCCGTTCCCAAGTGAAGTTTGAAAACCTATTCCCGATTGAAAGAAAAAGATACCCTTTAATTGGGACAATCGCTTGTGGAAAGCCTATCACCGCCAATGAAGAAATTGAATTGTATGTTGAAGCTGGGGCAGAAATTGAAGCTGATTTCTGTTTACGAGCAAAAGGTGATAGCATGATCCGGGCCAGAATTTATGATGGTGATATTGTTTTCATCAGAAAGCAAAGCATGGTTGATAATGGGGAAATTGCCGCCGTGGTCATTGATGATGAAGCAACCCTGAAGCGGGTCAATTACTATCCCGAAAAAAACTTGTTGATCCTGAAGGCTGAAAATCCTGATTATGAAGATCTGATCTACACCGGGGAACAACTGGATCATATTATCATTCTTGGAAAGGCCGTTGCTTTCCAAAGTGATGTTAGATAAGGGGTGATTGTTTTGTTCGGGAAAAAGAATGTGTGCGATTGTTGCGGCCTTAAACTTCATGTGAAGCCCATTCAGATCAGTGATGGTGGAATTTGCGGCCTTTGCAATACCATTTGCACCAACTCCCCAATGACAACCGTTTCCAAGGTGAGGGCGGCTTGGGATGAAAACGCAAAAAGACTTCAGAACTTCAACCCCAATATGACAGTAACCAATTTGGGTTGTGGATATATCTTCATTGATACGGCAAACAAAATGGCCTGCATCTCAAATCAGAAGAAATTGGGGCCACAGTCCATTGTTTTCAAATTCTCTGAACTGGAAGAATACAGAATTGAAAAAGTTGGTGAAAAAACAGTCACCAAGACCAAAGGCGGAATCACAAGGGCGGTAGTTGGCGGGGCCGCTTTTGGCCTTGCTGGGGCCATTGCCGGTGCATCCACAGCCAAACAAGAAACCGTGAAGAAGGGCGGGGTTCCGATCCTGTATCTTGATTTGAATTTTGGGGAAGTGAAAACCACCGTATCAATAAGCAACCCACCGTTCAAGGCAACTGAATTTCTGAACAACATCATTGATGAACAGTAAAACAACAGATACCACACATACAACAGATCATTTTCACATCCCTATATTTTCTTTTCTTATATTATTTTTTCTTTTTTCTTTATAAATTATTGCATCATCTGTGGTCTGTGGTAAGACTTTGAAAAAACCTTGATAAGTCAATGCTTTTCCCTGAAACAGATCACCACAGATAGACAAAAAAAAGACCGCCCCCGGTGGTGGCACACCGGAAGCGGTCAGGCGAAACAAACCCCTTTTGAAGTTAATGTTTCAACCTCCATTGAACATTATATCACACTGGGGTTGGCTTTGCTATACCCATTTTCCACGAAAGGACAGGTGATATAATGCGGAATCCTAATGGGTATGGGACAGTTGCGAAGCTGTCAGGCAATCGCCGCCGCCCGTACATTGTGAAGAAGGTCATTGGCTGGAACGACAAAGGCCATCCAATCTATGATATAGTAGGCTACACAGAAACCCGTGAAGCCGGGAATATGCTGTTGGCTGAATACAACCGTGATCCTTGGGATGTTGACCGGGCCAAGATCACCATGAAGGAACTGTTTGAACTTTGGAAAGAAAAGAAGGCCCCCAAGCTGGGGGAATCCAACCGTTCATCTTTGTGTTCAGCGTTCAAACATTGTTCAGCGTTATGGGAAAAACCCTATAAGCAAATCCGGTCATACCAAATGCAAGAAACCATTGACGGTTGCGGGAAGGGGTATAGTACCCAAGCGGCAATTAAAAACCTTTGGGGCCATCTTGACAGGTTCGCCCTTGAAATGGACATAATCAACCGGTGTTTTTCTGACTTGCTGACTTCTGATCCCATCCCACCAACCACCCGCCTTCCCTTCAGTAAGGAAGAAATCAAGAAGGTTTGGGAACATCAGAAAGAACCTTGGGTTGACACGGTTCTGATCCTGCTTTATTCCGGGTGGCGGATCAGCGAACTTCTGAATTTGAAGCCGGAAGATATAAACCTTCAGGCCGGGACGATGAAGGGTGGAACCAAAACCAAGGCGGGGAAAGATCGGGTGGTTCCCATCCATTCCAAAATCCGGCCCTTGGTTGAAGCCCGTCTTGCCGAAGGTGGCCCCCGGCTGATCAGCTACAATGGGCGGGTTTGCAACCAAACCCAATACCGGATTTTTTGGGCGGACATTATGAAGGCTCTTGAAATGAACCACACCCCGCATGAATGCCGCCACACCTTTGAAACTCAACTGGACAGCGCCGGGGCAAACCGGAAGTGTATTGATCTTCTCATGGGTCATGTGTCCAAAGACACGGGGAACCGGGTCTATAATCACAAGACCTTGGATGAACTGAAGGCCACGGTGGAACTTATCAAATAGGGTTCAATCCGGTGAACATTATAGGCCGCTGAACACTGAACTATTAACACGGTAGTAACAAAAAAGGCGGGAACCCCTGAAAAATCAAGGGTTCCCGCTTCTTCTGTTTTTATTATACCATGAATTTGTATGCTCTGCAACGCTCCGAAGCGCCCAAATACTGAACATTTCAGCCCGTTGAAAGTGGGTCAAATCGGGGCCGGTAGTAACAAACTAATAACACGGTATCACAGGGGTTTTGCGTAGTCAAGGGAAATCCACCCGGCCCCGCTTTTCAGCTTACCCCATTTGGTGGCCCCGGTGCCGGTGCTTTCCGCCACGATAGTATAAACACCGGGTTTAATGAAGCCATTCTTCCCATAGTTGGTGCCGGGGCCTTTTCGGATATACAGATCGGAAATTGTTACCCGCACCAAATACGGCTTCACCGTGGCCCCTGCGCCGCCCGTGGTGGCGTTCCCGGTGCTGGGGGTAGTAGTTTCATTGCCGCCCCCGGAAACCCCGCCAGAAAGCCGCCTGTTGACCTCTGCGGCAATCTCGTCATGAAGGTTGTAAAGATAATCACCGGGGCAAGACTTGTTTGCAAACCACCGGTGAACCGTCATAACCATTTCATTTGCCTTGGGGGTGTAAGCAAGGGTTTTGTTCTTATCCCCGAACCACAGGATTTTTGTTTTCCCATTGCGCTTGCAAATATCGGTGACAAGATCAAGAAGGGCGTTGTATGCCTTATCCGTCACCTTGTAGGGGGCCACGGTTTCACTTGCCGTTTCGATGGTCACGGCCCTATGGTCATTGGCGCTGTTGGAACTGCACCAAGAACGATCCTTTTCTTCCACACACAGGCCAATGGAACCATCATAGCCCACAACATAGTTGCAAGACGCTTGCTTGCTGGTAGGCTGGAACACTTCACAACCCCGCTTTGCCGTAACCTGACCAACGAAACAGTGAATGGTGATCCGGTCAATGGCATGGTTCCGGGGGCTGTTCTTGTTCGGGGAAATTTGGGTGACGGTGACAAGGTTACTGTTGCTCATTTTCGGTTTCCTCCTTCACGGGTTCAAGGGCGGGGATTTCCTCATAGTTCACAATCTTGGTCATGTCACACAAGGAATCAATCAGGTCACCAAGGGCTTCAGTGTCCACGGGATAATTGATATACTCGGCGGAAGTCTGAACCATAGCCATTACCCATTCCTTGCGGGTTGCGCCATCTTCAAACTTCTGTTCCGCTTCCTCCATCAGCTTGATCACCAAGCCCAACAAAGCGGCCCAATTCTTTTCCTGCGTGGCTTTCTGGACATACTGCACCAGCTTATAGGCCAAGGGAATACAGGTGGACAGACCAGCAAGAATGGCAACGATCAGGGAAACAATCTGTTCAGCGTTCATGTTTTTCTTCCTTTCTGATTTTGTATTTTTGGCCGGGGGGGGGGTCACAGTTCCTTGGTATCGTTGTAAATTTCCGGGCCATACTGTTTCCGCAACTTGATCCGGTTTTCAGCCTTGGCCTTGGAATAGTAAAAACCGGTTGCTGTTGCCAATTCAGCGAATATGGCCGGGATCAGATACGCAAGGGGTGAAGTGTCCCCCGTTTTCCAAACAATAGCAAGAGTGAAGGCCGTCACAACCAGCGTGACGGCCCCCACACAACCCAAAATGATTTTGGAAAATTCCTTTTTCGGTTTCTTCTTTACACGGCTCATTCATCCGGGGCTTCCGTGGGCAACTCCAAGAATTTCTTGTGAAGATCGTCCATTACCCCGTTCACCCCCAACGAATGATATTGCTTCCAGCAGTTTTCAAAACTTTCCCTTGCATAGATCGGGGCATAGCCTTTTTCAGTGTACTTGTTGAAGTCGCTGATCATTTGGCTTCTCAAAAGTGCCTGAATTCCAGCTTTCAGGGCCTTGGAATCCTCCATGTTGTGCTTGATCAGCCCGTGAAGGTATTTGAATGCCCCCGCAATCAGGGCCGGAACCCCAATCAGGCACAACCATTGGTAAACCGTCATTGAATCACCCCTTCCCGCCTTCAGGCGCTGATCAGGCGGAAGATATACTGCAAATCTTCCACTTGGGCGTTGTAGAAGTCATAGTTCCAAATCCAGTGATCTTCATGTTCCGGTCTTTTGAACCGCTGACAGAAGGGATCATTCCAAATCCGGTTCCAGCGTTCTTGATAGGTGGGATCAGGTTTATTGGGGTTCTTTTCCAACCGCAACAGGATTGCGGAAACCAGTTCCCCCCGCTCTTTCCCCCGGCCATCATCGTTTTGGCTGAAGTAGTCATAGGCAATTTGGCTGGTGTCCGCACACATCAGCTTGTTTTTCCACACAAGAAAACCGCCCTGAACAGTCAAGGCGGTTCCATAAGGGATATTGACATATTCGCCGCAACCGGCCTTAAACCTTGCCCGTTTCCGGGCAATATAGGTTTCATGCTTCATCGGTCACTTCCTCCCAACCATACACACCCGGCTCCCACACATTGTTTTCCACGGTGGAAGTCCAGTGTTTTTCATTGTGGCTGACTTTGGCCCCTAAGGAATAGGCATCATGCGCCCCAATGGGCTGAATCCATTCCGGCCATTCCTCGGTAGGATCAGCGGTCAGGCTCCACAGGCTGGGGGCGGCGGGGGGTGTCCAATCGGCTTGGGAAGTATGGGCCTGAACACACTTGTAAAGGGTTCCATTATAGCGCCGGATTTGCCCCACCGTGTAGGCGATAGGATAGGCCCATTCAGCGAACAGATCAGCGTGTTCCGCCGCCGTCACCGGGTCAATGCTTCCGGCTTCCGCCATCGTCACAAACACAATGCCGTTGGTGGTATTGGCTTTGCTGATTTCTGCCCCTGCATCGGTTACTTCCAAACTGACGGTTTCCAAGCCTTCCATTTCATCCCGGCCAAGCAAATGGTACGGTGTCCCTTCAAAAACAATGCCCGAAGCATCACGCTCCGGGCAAAGGACATAGCAACCATTTTCGGCCTGCACAATGTAGTTCAGATTTTCCGTCAAGCCAAGTTCGGCCCCGTCTTTGATAATTCTAAACATTTTGTAGCACCTCCGAAAAAGATAGCATAGTAAAGCCGCCGCAACCGCAACAATCTTCCGTGATCATTGAAGTTCCGGTAGTATGCGCTTTGGCATTCCATATACTGTTCAATATCGGTGAATTGCCGTTTTCCTTCTATGAACTCTCGGTGGAACAGCTTCAGTTTCCTTCTTGCCCGTTTCACACCATCCCGGCTTCCATTCACCTTGATCTTCCCGGTTTCCGTTAGTGTGAACCGGGCTTTGCACCATCTGAAGGGCTTTGTCAAGGGAATGATTTTGCATTTCCGTTTATTCACTCGAATTCCAAGGGCTTCAAACCGCCGAACAATTTCATGCCCAAGTTTCTTCAGGGCTTCCACATCGGGCAAAATCAAATAGTAATCGTCCATGTAATGCCCAAAACAGTGAACCCCGGCTTGACATTTGATCCAGTTATCCACGGCGCTTGGCAACGCCACCATTTCCTGTTGTGACGGCTCCACACCCAAAGGCAAGCCCCGGCCCGGTGTCGGGCAAGGGGAAGTTTGGATCACCATATCAGCAAGCGCCCGAAGGTCAGGGTTTAAGATCAGTTCTTGGTGCCGCTGATACAGAAGCGCATGGGGCGCATTAGGGAAGAACCCCTTCAAATCCAATAGCAGAACCGCACCTTCCCGGCCATAGCGCCGGAAATGCCAATGAAGCTGATCTTTTATGCGGCGAAAATGCCAGTGAAGGCCCTTTCCCCTTTGGCTTGCCCCGTTGTCATAGATCATGCCAGGGTTGTAAAGGGGAATCAGAACTTCATTACAATGGGTTTTGTGGATTTGTCGGTCAGTAATGTGTGGCGCATCTATGGGGCGTACCTTCCCACGCTCTCTTAAAGTGAAATGGGTACACTTCATAGGGTTCCACGCCTGATCCAAAACCTTCTTCCGCCGTCTTGCTGTCCCGGAAAACAGGTGAATTTCAAAGTTCTGAACACTTTGTTTCCACCGTACCCCGTTACAGCATTTCCGGCCATAGAAGAACATTTTGCGATAACTGAATACTTTGTTCATTGGCCCAAGTGCATCACACCGGGCCTGTTTTCTTTCTTGCCGCTTGGCTTTGCGGCGCTGGTATCTCGCTTCATGCCGTTCTTGGCTTGTCATACAAAAAAGTATTCGCCCTCCGTACAAATATCTTGTTGGGTGCCGTCTAACTTGCTTTGCCCTTGCACATGAAATGGGTTAAGGCACAATCACCCACCATGCAAGAAGCGTCCGTGTAAGGGCATCAAAGGGCAGTTTTAGGGATTTACACCCAAGGAAGCGCAACTCCTTTTACATCGGTCGTCTTTCACCTGAAAAGCCGTTTGCCTTCTGTTACTACATTTGACCGTGTATATTTGCAAAATCCGGGCCGCACACCAGCACAGTAATTGGCATTGTTATTGTTGTTGTTGCCATCCGTGTTGACATTCTGGAAATTATTGTTGTTGTTGTAATTAGGGGAACGAAGCCACCACCACACCGCCGTGGACACGGCGGAATGATTATAGGCTACTCTACTATTACCGGCTTTGTAGTAATCGTATTGTGCCTGATAATTCTGTTCATAGCTATTTGCATAGCTTCTTGCTCCAAACACTTCAAATTCAGCAAGCAAGAACAGGTAATCAGTAGTTGCCGTTACATAGCTCTGAACATTGCCACCACCGTTGGCGGTATTATCTGTGTACTTGGTCACGGGTTGCATAACCGCCCTCAAATCGGCGGGAAGCGCCGCCATCAAGCTATTCGCCAACGGGCTTGTGGGGGTGTTACTGTTGCCCAATACGGTTTTTCTCATGTGTGAAGCGTTCCAACCGCCGCTGTTCGTCTGACTGGTATTCATGCGGAAACCATCACCGGTGTTGTTATAATTGCTATCACACAAAGCAACTGCCGTGGAACCGATCTTCCCGATTTGGAAGTGAATCTTGTTCGCACCTTCCTTGGCGGAATTGTGGTTGAAGCCCAAAATAAAGGCGTTTACGGTCAAGTTGCTGAAAGTGTAATTCCTCACGGTGCCATTCAGAACGATGGATTTCACATCACCAACGGCCCAATAGTTGGCCCCCAAACCTGCGGAACTGACTTCCCGGATGGTTG